ATGGAACCTTCGTCCCTGAGAGCTACAACATGAACCGCGAGAGCATCCCCCTTGACAACGTCGAGAAGGGTGCCAAGGTGCACACCATCGTCGACCTGAACCAAATCTGGTTCATCGACAATAAGTTTGGTGTCACTATTCGCCTCTCACAGGCGCTCGTCGAACAATCTGCCAAGTTGCCATCGTTCGCGTTCCAGGGCATCGACCTTCCCGAACCGTCCAATGAAGTGGATGACGACGATGAAATCGTAGACGAAGAATAAATAATTTTCTAGTGTAATTACAACATACCATGATTGCCCTCATCATTCTGCTCCTCATCGACGCGTACATTTTGTGCTCCATGAAGAACGCCACCACCACCGCTGCGAAGAAAAACGGAGACTACATTGTTTACGGGACCATGGGATGTGGATGGACTCGTAAGCAACTCGACGTCATGAAGGAAAAGAATATTTCCCACGAATTCGTGGATTGCTCGAAGAAAGGGACGTGCCCCGCTGGTGTCAAGGCCTATCCGACTATTAAGCACCCGAACGGTGACATGACCACGGGATTTAACACCCTCGAATGATCATGAGGGACACGGACAATAAGAACGCGTCCAACATCGTCTCGATGGGCTTCAACACGCTGATGTGCTTCACCAACGAACGGTTCCACAACACGCGCAAGAGGAAGGTGCTGATGAGAATGATCAGCGTGTAGAGGAGGACTTCCGTGAGCATATCCGACTTCGTTTCAGTCTTAGAGATTTCTCTGAGCATTTTATTATGTACACAGATAATAAAATGGTCCTTCCACTGAGTGGTTCTGAAAAGAAATTTACCACGCGTTTGTGGAACAAATACAAGAACTCGAACAACTGCTACGCCTACGCCGTCAACGATCCTGAAACGTACCGTTGGCAGAAGAGCATCCCAGGAGACCGAAGCGGCATGTCGAACACGTATCACAACTACACGCATTGCAAAGGCCTTCCCGAACGCGTCATTTCGGACAACCCAGGGAAGGTGTACAAGGTTAACCCCGTGTTGCGATGTAAAAAAGGGTTTTTCAAAATCATGATGTTCACGTCACCTCAAGGCGACTTTCACTTTTACAAACAACACGGGCTCTGTGAATACAAAGTCCAACCCGGCAACACCGTGAAGAGTGTGGCTGCGTTTTTCAAGGTACCACAGGCGCGCATCGCCAACGCCGCGACCAAGGCTGGAGGGTTCAAAGAGGGCAAGCGCATCGTGTTCAAAGTCAACTTGTGGTCCCATAAGAGGGGGTGGAGCGACGGTGGCGCTCTCCTCGTGGACGCCAAGGGGAAGATGATTCAGGACCCTCGCAAGGCGGCAAGAAACTACCCAGGTCTGAACTACTCAAACTTCTGTTCGTCATTCTGCGTCAAGGATCGCGGCATCAAGGTCGGCAAGACTCACCCCAAAGTCTCTCAGAAGTGAGTCCAGGTCGTCCTGAGTCTCCGCCTCGAAGGACACATCGAAGATGTCGAGGACACTGAACACCTGCTCGTCGTTCAAGTGCACGACGTTTGACGTTCGAGCGATGAAGTTATTCGTCACTTGCAATGTTATGCTAAATTGGGAAACATCGAATACTTTTCGACAGACCGGGCACGTGTGCTTACCCTGCGCCTTCCATCGCTCGATGCACGACGCGTGAAATATATGTCCACAACGGATGGCGTTGTTCCTGGTGGCCTTCACCTCGTTGAGACATATAGAACATGTCATTACTACATGTACCTACCTAAACTTTTTTTAATAAATATCCGCGACGTTCAACAACGGCGTGTTGCACTGGTTGCACTGTTGTGCGCCCTGCAAGCCTTGGACTTTCGCGAGCACTTCCGGACCGCTCTTTTGCAACAACTGGCGGTACGTGTAGTTGTCCTCGAGAGCGATGCCGTTTTGTTTCATGATGTAATTGTTCACGAGTTGCGCTGAGGAGTGAATCGTGAAGCATCGGCCGTCGGCCATTCCCAGGCGTTGAGACATTGTATTTATTATTACAGGAGAAAATTTATACGATTGTTTCGAGTCGTTTGAAGCCATGATTCAAAACCCATGCTGCGCAACTTATGTACAAGACTGTTACATTTGTATCCAAGGAAAGTGTCGAACGAGTCGCGGACGTCAGTCGGCGACACGCGAATGTTTTGGTCGCATCGGTCGATGTGTCGACACACGATGTTGTATCCATAGGCAACCTCTTTCAGGGTCTCGGCACCGGTGATGATTATTTTACCCGTGGAGAAAATGGATGTGGTGATTTCTTTCGCTTCTTCGAACGGTTTGAATTTTATTTTCACCGCCGAATACTTGTCCGGTTGGAAACTGACTGAAAACGTGTTTCCATGGTTTTGAAAGTGTCTGGCTACCAACATCAGGTTGACGTGATAATTCAGACTGTAGTTGCTGTTTATCATGACGACTCGAAAGTCGTCGTCCTTTATCATCGACTCCATGTCGAGGTACGTCTTGAAAAGTTGTTTAAGTTGGGCGATCACTCGCTGACAATCGAAAAGGTCGCAGCACCCAGCGACTTGGATGGACCCATTGGGGAAAATTTTCACACTCTTAGTGGAATATGGGTCTTTATACACTAATGTTATTTGATTGTAAAAAGTGGTATTTTTTATGGACCACTGAAAATCAGATCCAACGGCGCCCTCTCTTTGAAACGACAAGTGTTCGACGCGACCGAACACCTCTCGGAGCTTCTCGAGATCCACGGGTTGACCGAACTTGGCGACCATCGTGATCGTGGTAATCTTCACCCACGACGGACGCGTCTCCTCGGGGAACATGTTCCTAAAGTCATCCACCGTGAGTATGAAGCTGAACGACTGGTTCGCGATCGACGAATACATGTCGTGCGTCGCGAACTGACGTCATGTCTTTAAAAGTCTCTCGAGCCGACCCCCCTCCCTTCCCATAAAAATAGTCAATTCGACAGTTTCACCATCTAAATATACCTGTCCCGAAGCCCTTCCGATACCTAAATCTTCGACCCTACACATGTGAACTTTGACCATCTTCGAGGGGGGTGCCCTGCTGTGGCGCACCGCGAGCACCGCGGCGTCGCGCTTCGTCTCCCGTGGCACGACGTCGTCCTCGCACGCGATGACGACGTGAGAGCCTGGGTGCCCTGCGACGTGCATCCACCACTCTCGGCCGTAGGACGATTCCGTCAGTCGATCGTTGTCTTTGGCGTTCTCACCGACGTGAATTTTCACCCCGTCCACGGACGTGAACGTCTTCATGCGTAGTACTGCTCGTAAATATTTAAATAACTTGCAAAAGTCAACCACATCGCGAGAGGGAGGGTGTAGTTTCTGGCCGGACCCTTGAGCTGGGCGACCGTGTACCACGTGGCCACCGCCGCGCTCACGATCACCAAGGGGGCCTTGTCCTTGTTTTTAGTGCACGAGTACGCGATGAGCCACAGGCAGCATAGAGCCGTTATGGCTGTGAATAGGACGTCCTGTTTACTCAGGTACCACGCGTAGCCCGTGGTCGCGTAGAGGATGGGCCACACCACACCAAACACCCACCCCGGTGGGCGAAAGGGCACCCCCTGTCCTGAACTTTTCAAATTGGGACACAACAGACTCGTGCCCGTGATCGCGAGGGCAGGGATGAATGCGCGCGCGCTCATTTTACTTTCTATTGGTACTATATTTTAATCCCATGGTACAGTTTTCTAAAGTCCGCGCGGGACGTCCTTCCGAAAAATGGAAAAAGAAAAATGCGTGTGGCATGAACTTAAAAGATACGAGTTGTAATAAAGCATGAGTTTCCTTCAGTCTGCTAAATTCATCAACGACGTCGAGCTCGGTGCTGATTTCGTGGAGGTTGAGTACGCCAAGTACGTGGTCGGCGAGAACCGCTACGAGACGTTCGTCGATTACTTTCGCACCACACCCAAAGGGGACTGGGTGGAGATCACCTCGCTGAAACAAAACATTCGTTTGGAAAAGTTCTTGGACAGCATGGTCGAGAAGACGACCGAGGTGTTGCAGAAAATGTGCGAAATCGTCATCGAAAACGTGGAGTGTTCGACTCGACTCATGTGCGCATCCAAAATATTAGACCCAACGTTCACCCCGCCGTACGTCAATCTTCGTCGCAGTTGGCAGCGCGCGCTCGTGGTCGACTTTTGCATGGACGTGCTTCCCGAAATCATCTATCACTGCACCGATACGCGCAGACTCGAGAAATTTTATAACGTCGTTAACCTTTTCGAATAAAAATAAACCCCACCATGAGCAACACGACGAGAAGGGGGATGACCACGTTCACATCCTTCGTGGTGGTGGGTAGGCGGACACGTCCTGTGCTCGAGGTCTTCGCAGCACACGTGTCGATGCGTCTGCGCGGGTACGCGGGGCGCGTCAGCGGACACGATGGTTCGCG